CATATCTCCTATTCTGCCTTTTCTACATGGCAAGAATGTGGATGGAAGTACAAACTCACTAAGTTGATGGATGCTCCAGAAAAGCATGCTGTCTGGTTCACTGGTGGTTCTGCTGTTCACAAAGCAACAGAACGCTTTGACAAGGGAGAACTAGGCAAGTCAACTAACGTTGAAGAACTATGGAACGAAGTATGGTTTGCCCAAGTTAAAGAGGATGAAGAACTCTGGGGCGATATGAATACTTGGGAGTACCGCTCGAAAGAAGATATGTCGTGGTGGTATGGCGAAGGCTTATGGATGTTTGAGAGATGGACTCAGTTCATGCATCCTGATAAAGGCTGGTCAGTCTATGAAGATTTTATTGAGAAAGAATATCAGATTCCACTTGAGGGTACTACGGTCAAATTAGCCATTGATCGAGTGCTGGTTGATTACGACGGGAATCGGGTACTCGTCGATATCAAAACTGGTGCGTCATCCCAGAAGCATCCACTGCAACTTGCTATCTATGCGTGGGCTCTGGACAAGCAAGGAATCTCTGTCGACAAGGCAGGGTTCTGGGATGCTCGCACTGGTAGTATCTCTACTTGGGATATCAAACACTTACATCCTGAACGAGTAGAAGAGATACTCTTGACTTTTGATAAGGCTAGAAAGGCAGACATCTTCCTGCCCAACTTGAACAGTTGTGGTAGATGTGGTGTACTGTCGTACTGCAAATGGCTTAACGGTAATAAAACAATAGAAGAAGGGACGAAATAAATGGCTGGGAATCTCCAAGTCAGTAGCAAACTCAACGATGGACGAATCTTCGTTATCGCTGGGGACACCTTTGCTGAGTTCAAGTCACATCTTACCGATGTGCTTGGTCCAGAAGGTGCTGAAACACTTATCACAACAATGGCTGTGTCTATCGAAGGCGCACCTGTAACTATCGAGCAAGCAGTAGCGAACTTAGCACCGCTAAATCCAACTCCTGTTGCTCCTCAAACATTTACACCGAGCACTTCACCAACTGGTCGTGCATGTAAGCACGGCGCTATGACAAAGCGTGAAGGCACTGGTGCGAAGGGTCCTTGGAAGGCATACATGTGTCCTACTCCAAAGGGTACTCCAGACCAGTGTGACCCAGTATGGCTCCGTCGTAACGAGCCTGAATGGAGTTCGTTTTAACAGATGAGAACCCTTGCCCGTGCTGTTGGTAGTGCGGACATCGGTGGTGAACCACTTCCATCTGTGTTCCGTACTTTTGATGCGAATAAAGTTATTATTCGTAGAGCAGAAGTGTCAATGATTGCTGGTACTCCTGGTGCTGGTAAGTCAACACTTGCTCTCGCAGTTGCTCTGCGTGCAAAAGTACCAACACTATATGTTAGTGCTGACACCAATGCTCATACAATGGCTATGCGCCTATTGTCAATGATAACTGGTAAACCTCAAAGCGAAGCAGAACTTATGCTGACCAATGATGTTGAAGGTTCTCGTAAAATAATCAATGATTCTTCTGGGCATATCTTCTGGTCGTTTGAATCTGCGCCATCACTGGCTGATTTAGACCAAGAAGTTCTTGCCTTTGAAGAGTTGTGGGGCTGTGCTCCAACTCTAATCGTTGTAGATAACCTGATGGATATCTCCAATGACGGGGGAGAAGAGTTTGCGGGTATGCGCTCCACAATTAAAGAGTTAAAGTATCTTGCGAGAGATACCAACTCTGCTGTATTGGTACTACACCACACTAAAGAATCATACGCTGGTAATCCGTGTCAGCCACGCAGTGCTTTGCAAGGCATGGTGGCACAGTTACCAGCATTGATTTGCACAGTGGGCAGTAATGCTCCTGGATATATTGCTGTAGCACCAGTAAAGAACCGTTACGGTAAGGCAGATCCCTCAGGGGATACTGCTTTCTGGTTACAGTTCAACCCAGAAATAATGGACGTATCAGATATTCCTGATAGGTCATAATGGCAAAATCAATATCAGAACTCAAACCGAGTTATGAGCAGGCGATGGATATCCGTGGTGAGCCAACTACGGTATGCATCTGTGGGAGTTTCGTATGGAATCTCAAAGTAACATTCGATTCGGATGGTACTATTGGGATGTATTTTCTAGATATGGAGTGTGCTGACTGTGGAACACAGGCAACCGCGCCCATTGAGGAGTAAAGATGAAACTGACAAGAATATCCTTCCTGTCCGCGCTTGTAGTCTTTGTGGGAACTATGCCCCACGCTGCGGGTGCGATGTTTATGAGATATACCCCAACGGAGAAAATCCGTTGCCTTTGGACTTCATCAATGAATACAAAGGACGTCGCTAAAGGATTAGCGATGTATAGATTAGAACAAATGTACGGTAAACATTACAAACGTGAATGGAAATCGTTATCTGTTCTATGGGGTAGAGAATCTGCTTGGAATTATCGGGCAGATAATCCTAAGTCTACAGCGTATGGAATTGCACAAGTACTTGGTACGCCAAGAACATCGCAAGTTCCATACCAAGTTAATAAAGGGCTTGAATATATCAAGCACAGATATGGTACGCCTACACGTGCTTTGGCATTCCATAATCGTCACGGCTGGTACTAATGTCCAGCAAGTCGAAGATAAAAGGCTCTCAAGCAGAGCGTGACGTAGTTAAATATCTTCAACAGTGGTTCCCGTATGCAGAACGTCGGCTTGCGGGAGCCACGGAAGATAAAGGTGACATCGCTGGGATTAATGGTGTCTGTATTGAAATTAAGAACCACGCTAAGATGGATTTAGCAGGATGGTTATCAGAATTAGAAGTAGAAACTAAACACGCTAAAGCGTGGACTGGTGTTGTTATTCATAAGCGTAAAGGCAAAGGTAATCCTGCTGAATGGTATGCTAGTATGCCTGTATCAGTATGGCTAGAACTTTTACGGAAGGCTATGGATAGTGATGGAAAAGCCTGATATATCAGTGATTTTAGAGCACTACGGTGCTCGTGTACCAACTCGTCATGGTTGGTTTTCTATGAAGTGTCCCTTCCATGGTGATAAACATGCATCAGCATCTGCTAACAGAGATGAGAATGCTTTCTGTTGTTTTGCTTGTCAGATAAAAGGTGACGGGTATGCTATTATTATGGCGAAGGAAGGGATAGGTTTCCGTGAAGCAGTCAGTATCGCACAGAGAATCTTTGACGAGAGCGGCAAAGTATTACCACAGCGCACTACACGAAGCAGAGGAATACCTCGCAGAACGAGGTCTCACTTTGGAGCAAGCACGGAAGGCTCGCTTGGGCGTCGTGTTAGACCCGCTGACGGGGCATGAACAATACGCTAATCGTCTTTCCATTCCTTATCAAACCCAATCTGGTGTTGTTGATTTGAGATTCCGTTCTCTTGGTCACGAAGAACCAAAGTACATGGGACTTGCTGGTGCAAGTACTCATCTCTACAATGTCGGTGCTTTCTTTAGGGCTAAATCATTTATCTGTATCTGTGAAGGTGAAATAGATACCATCACTCTTGATATAGCGTGCAATATTCCTGCCGTGGGTGTTCCTGGGGTTAACAACTGGAAGAAACATTACACAAGACTTTTGGCAGACTTTGACAAAGTATTTCTCTTTTCGGATGGGGACAATGCTGGGTCTGAATTTGCTAAGTCACTCTCTCGAGAACTGTCGAACTTGGTAAGCATACAGATGCCAGAGGGTGAAGATGTTAACTCTATCTACCGCACCCACGGTGTGGAGTTCTTTAGAAATAAGATTGAAAGTGCTCAATAGTGTTACTACCTGACGAGACTAATCACTTTAGTTGCGAGACAGAAGATTGTGATTTCTCTACCTGTAATCTGTTTGACTTTATGGACCATGTAGGTATTGAATTTAAGTGGGGCGTAAAACTTAGCAAGGAATACTCTTTCGATTTATTTAGATTCTTCCAACTCCTGAGTGATCTTTCACAAGATGGAGACATAGAAGAAATATATGAACATATTCAAAGTGCAACTCTCCTATTCGTAAACGCTAGCGGAGATGACTTTGAGAACTTTATCAACGAATCTTTAGTCATGGACGGCATGGCAACTTTAATGGATGACATAGAAGGGTTTCTGAAAAAGAATGACAAATGAACCAACGAAGTTTGAACTAAGTGTTTGGGAAACATACGACGAACTAGCAGAACTTTGTCTTAGCAAGCATAAAGATTACGGACCGAAGAACATCTCAGAAAGTCCGGGGGGACCAATCAATGGATTACGTGTCAGAATGCACGATAAACTGGCTCGTATCAACAACTTAATAGATACTAACGCAACCCCAGAACACGAATCACTCGAAGATTCGTTTAAAGATATGGCTAACTATGCAATCATTGGATTGCTAGTACTGAGAGGAAAATGGAATCAATGAAAATCTTTGGACCCTACAAAGGAAGCAAACAAAATGGTGGACGACCAATCTATGTTATCAAGCGCAAGAAAAAAGATGGCACTACTGTTACTACCTCTACTAATAAGGCTCGCCTTGAATATAAGAAGGCAACAGGTAAGAAGTTATCCCGCAAACAAGATGTAGACCATAAAGACAATGGCGGTCGTGCTGGTCACGATGGCGTAAGTAACCTTGGTGTTATGTCGCACAGTGCGAACGTAGCCAAAGAAAACAAGAGACGGGGACGTAAAAAGAAATCATGAAACGTATCGTAGTTCTATCTGATATCCAGTCACCAAGCCACGACGCAAGAGCAATAACAGCAGTTCAAGAATTCGTATCTGACTTTCAGCCAGACGAACTCTACTGCGTAGGAGATGAAGCAGACAGTCCTGAACCATCTCGCTGGAATAAAGGTAGAGCAGGCGAATACGCTAAGACTTTACAATCTGGTCTCGATAAAACTTCTGCTATAATGGAAGGGTTTAAAGAAGCATTAGGTGATAAACCATTTCATACGATGAGGAGCAATCATGGAGACAGAATCGAACACTACATCAGTAAATACGCCCCTGCGCTTGCTAGCCTCCGCGCTTTGGAATATGAGGAACTGCTCAGATACCGTCAACTTGATATTACGTACCACAATAAGATCTGGCAGTTTGCCCCAGGATGGGCTCTTGCCCATGGAGACGAGGGAAACCTTATACAGACTTCGGGGGGAACTGCGCTCAGTCTTGCGAGACGTATCGGATTATCTGTCGTATGTGGACACACCCACAGACAAGGAATTCAACACTATCATGTTGGATACAACGGAAGAATCTCTCAAAGACTGTTCGGTGTAGAAGTCGGACACTTGATGGATTTGAACAAAGCAGACTACCTACAGACTGGTGCTGCTAACTGGCAACAAGGTTTTGCTGTGTTGTATATCCGTCGCACCAATGTTACACCAGTTAACGTACCCATTATTGGTCGTTCGTTCACTGTGGAAGGTGAAACATACGCATGGTGATAGAGCATTACGAGAATCTTGTAGCGCATATTGCTTATGAATTCTCTCGTAAGTACCATATGGTTGAACCAGATGATATCCGTCAAGAACTGTGGATTTGGTTTCTAGAACATCCCAATAAAGTTAAAGTCTGGGAATCACTAGAAGGAAAACAATCTGTCAAACTTATTGCTCGTTCACTTCGTAATACTGCTAAAGACTATTGCCAGAAGGAAAAGGCTAAGGCTAATGGCTATCGTGTAGAGGATAACTACTACTATGATAGGCAAGTTCTAGAATTACTGCTACCTGCTGTACTCAGAGGAGATAGCGTAGCACCGTCGATGACTGACCTTGGTTTTACTGCAACCAAGAAGGTTGCCTCTGAGGGTGGTAACTGGTTCGCCATGATGGCGGACATTGAAAGGGCTATGTCTAAACTGGCTGATGACCAGTTCAATGTTATCTACCTACGCTTCGGCGACGGTACTGACAACTCAACTCTTGCTACCGAATTATCCATCACAGAAGATGCTGCTCGTATGCGTGTCAACCGTGCTATGAATAATCTGCTAAACTTTCTTGGTGGTAACAGACCAAAGAAAGAACGGGACTATACAGATGAAGAAGCAAAAGAAAAAGAAACGAGTGGAGAAAAAGATGGATACGACGAAGATCCCAGAGAACTTCAACCTGATTCAGACGAAGTTGAACGACAAGAGTTGGACTGAATCTCAAGACCCAGAATTAATTAAAGCCATCACCGAGATGCAATCGGTGCTCCAGAATATGTCAACCCAGATTTATATCTTTATTGACTTGTTCCAACAGTATGTA